AACTGTTGTTGATTTGGGTGTAGTTTCTCGGTAACTGGTTGTTTACCAGACATGATTTGAGCAGCAATGTCTGCCACATCACGAATTAGTTTGTTGTTTGAATACATGAGGTTTCTCCTATTTAATTAATTTTATGCAACCGAAGTTGAAGTTGTTTCATAAGAACCACTTAAATCAAAATGGCTCGTGTTTGATGTTGCACCTACTGGTGTGCTATATTTCCAAGCTAAATCAGTTGTGCTACCAGAATAATACAAATTCATTGTTGTGTTTGAATAATCGGTATCAGTAATACCAGCAATATGGTATATTCCAGCAGAAGCGCCCGCTGTCTGATGTAATGTTCCACCACGAATTGTTACTGTATGAGCGGCTGGAAATGGTAGTGTAAATTGATATTGATTATTTGCTGTATCAAAATGAGTTGTATTTGCAAAATCAACATTGATTCTAAGATGAACAATCACACCTTGTTTAACATAACTTCCAGTTGATACTGTTCCTGCTAAAGTGTTACCTGTATTTGAACGAAACTGTGGAGTAAATGATGTGCTAACAGAAGCAATACCAAAAGGTCTGCCACCTGGAGTTACACCATCAGAAATTCGCATTGGTGTTGTGCCATCTATATCATAGAATACTTCACCAGTTGTTCCAATATAATTATTGGCTCCTGTACCGCCCATTTTGTCGGTAAAGATTTTAAAAGTTGCGTTAGTTGACATTTAGCAGTTCCATCTTCTTAGTGCTTTGTTAATCGGTGAATCAGGGTCTCTCGCATTTTCAGGATTAGTCAATCTCTTTTTCATGCCACTCATTCTACTACAAAAAGATTTTCTTCTGTTTGCATCTTTTGAACCTGCTTTTAGTTTGGATGGGTCTTTTGTTACCGCAGTCTTTAACTTTGATCCTGGATTTTCTCTACGATAGGCATCAACTGCCTTCTGTGAAAGACCATCTGTTTTATCTGCTTTGTTGACCTTACTCCAGTCTTCAGATATAAATGTTTTAAAAGGTACCATATCTACTTGCCTTGAATGATTTTAAGTTAATGCCTTTTCGTTTCAGCTCGTCTTCGACCTGAGCAGAATTACTGAGTGTGGTTTCATCACCAGTCAACTCTTCAATTCTTTTCTTCCTGATTGTGCTTCTAAGATTCTCACCAGATGCTGCCATAGAAATGCCTGGCTCAATGCCCATGTCGATTGATTCTTTTACTTGCGCTTCTTTACGCTTCCGGATTTCGGCGAGGGTGATTTTGGTGCTGCTTTTTTCACTGGCGCCTTCTTGACAGCTGGCTTCGGTGATTGAACTGGTTCTTGCACTACTGGTTCCTGTACTTGAACTGGTTCTTGTACTACCGGTGTTGGTTCTACTGTCTTTGGTTTCAGTTTCAGTAAGTTGATTAGTTTCGTAAACATAGTCATTCTCCTCTTTTATTTTTATAACATATCCATTTGGATGTTTCATTACTTCACCACCGTGAATGTGTGACTCTTTAGCCGCACTTCTACGAAGCAGAAATATTTTTGCTTTACCGTTGTGACCTTTTAATAGTTTAACTTTCTTTTCTTTATCTTCTGAAAGTATTTCTATATCATCTTCTTCTAAGAATGATTCAAAGTCTTCATTGACTTTTTTAGGTTCTGGTTTTCTCATTGAACTTCCTGATATTGGGACTGTTGTCTCTTTTGGTTTATCTTTAGGAATTTCAACCAACGAATCGTGTACTGAACGATGGGTTACTACGCCGTTTTGACCATATCGACCAAAACCATAGTATTGTAATCCAAGTTTTCTTGCTTCTTCTGCCGCACCTGAATCTGGATGAGCAACTTTCTCTGCACCACCCTTAGGCACTTTCAATGTGTCTTTCTTGTCTAATTCACTAGCAATCCACTCTTTTGCAGAATCAGAGGTTGGTTTAGCTGCAACAAAGTTTTTAACATTTGTGAACAACTGAAGCATCTCTTCTTTCTTTGCCTTAACAACTTCAGGTGATGCTGTTCTCAAGTCTTCAGAGTTATCAAACTCCATGTAATTTTGACCGAACATCTTTGCGAATTCTGCTCTGCCTGCTTGAACATTGTCCCACTTCTCTTTGCGAATGTTTTCTGGTACTGTTCTGCCACCTCTTTGACCTCTTTCAATGTTTCTTTGTTTAGAAATTTCATCGGCAGTATTAACAACAATCATAGAAGAATCGTAACCAATTTCTTCTAGTCTCTTTTTAATTTTTGTAATCTTCTCTACATCATCACCAGTACCATTGATAATTAAACCATTGCGACCTAGTAATGCTAATTTCTGTCTTAATTCTGTAATGTTCTTTGCTCTACCACGAACAATATCTTTCTTCTCATTCTCAGATGCAGGCATTGTCTTATCAAGACCTTCTTTGTCCATTAAGAACTCTAATGCTTTATCTGAATTGATTTCAGTTAAACCATGACCTGCTAGTGTATTGTCTAACACATAGTCTTTGCCTGAACCTGGACCACCTGCAAGAAATACTGCTTTGAAGATGGCCTTATCGTGTACACCTTCAGTTAGAATTTCTGCAAATGCTTCATTGATATTGAATTCTTCTTTTATCATTATCTTGCGAACTTTATCCATCAACTCTTTTGTTTCTTTATCTGATAATGTTTTTGGTATACCAGAACGAAATGCTTTAAAATCACCCTTGATTGCAGCTTCTCTCATTTTAGTGCCAGACATTCCTGCAGCACCATCTGCATCAGGGTCTCTCTCGCCAGCAGATACAACTTTTATTGAATTGAACTTAAAATCTTTTCCGTTGTACTTATCTAGTAATTTTTGATACTCTTCGATTCTATCTGAACCGGCAATCATTACTAAATTTTTATAACCTTCTGCGCTCAATTTTGCAGCCATCTCAATGAATGTTCTAACATCTTCATTTGCGGCTTTAAAATTGATACCAGGAAACATCTTTTTCAGATATTTCACTTTTGTGTCTACATCTAGGGGATTTTTCTTTGCATCTTGTGTTCTTGATGCGTATACAATGTGGTCAGCTTTGACAGATTTAGCAGTATCTACTACTTTTTTGGCAAGAAGTCCGTGACCAATTGTGGGGACATTGAAACGGCCAAAAGCCGCAACAATAGTTGAATTTTTATTCTCTGTTAAGAAATCTCTGAATTTCATCTCCGCCTCTGCAGCAGTTATATTATAATTACAGTTTATTTATGCTTATGAAACTCTATGCATCCATGATGCCCAATCTTTATTATAGATTATGATGTTCTTTTCACCTATAAGTTCATCTACTGCCTTACGAACACCATTGAATTCTTCAGTTTGGTCAATATCGTGACCTCCAATGAATCCACCAGATTTAACTTTTGGCAACCATGCAAGAATGTCTTCTTTGACTGCTTCATACAAATGTGACCCATCAATGAAAACAAAGAATAGACTCTTATCTTCATATAGTTTTGCAGCTTCTACACTTGGCATTTTTACTGGTGTAACAATATGTTTGACTGGTTCTATATTCGTTATGAATTCGTCATAGAGTGTTCCATCAACAATAGATTTATCTTCCATAAGAACTGGTTCTCCTGGTGAACCTTCCCATGTATCAACAGAATCTATTGTGATGTTTTTGCCTGAGTTAATAATCTCAACAGCAGCATAACAAATTGATTTGCCTTTCCACGCACCAATCTCAACATACTTTTCTTCTGAGTTTGGTGGTGTAAAAGCAATTATGTGTCTGTAAATATTTTCATAATTAAAATGTCCAGATATCTTTTCGTAAAAGTGTTCCATTATTCCGCTACTATAAATGCATTACCATAAGGATGTGGTTTTGTCCAGTTTTCTTTAAGATGGCCAAATTCGTAATCAAAGTATTTGATTTTAAATCCTGCATCAACTAAAGTTGTCAACCACCATTCTTCTGGTTCCTTTGTGACATGGGTAATGTCCATCTCATACTCACGAATACGATATCGTGTGCCGTCACCCAACGGAACAGCAACAAAAATTGTTTTGCATCTACGGCGTAGTTCTGCAAGAACACCTGGAATCAATTCTTTTGGAATATGTTCCAATACATCTTTTGCAATAATCAAATCCCATCCGCCTTTGATATCTTCAGCAGTTTCAACTACTGTGAGATAATCTTTCACTCTTGGATGGCAATTCTTTACTGCATACTCTGATACATCGACACCATGTGCTTCTTTGCCAAGTAATCGCAATGCATACACCATGAAACCTTTTGCACAACCATAATCTAATACTGTTGTGAAAGGAATGTTATTGATGATAGAAGATGCTTCACGAATACTTCTCTCAGGCATCCATCGATAGTTTTCATATGCACTTACTCTGCTACGAACACCATCTTCAAAGTATTTCTCATCAAATACTGTTGACAAATTTGTTGTTAGGTCTGGTGTTTTGGGCATAGAATCCCAACCACCTTTAATTTCAGGCGAATTCATTATGTCTAGTCTCCGTTACTACATCGTCAATTAATTCATTTTGGTATGCATACTTGCAGAATGAACAGTTATGGTGTCTGCGACTTACGCCTGCACCACCAACTTGTGAATCATAAAATGCAGTAATGCCTTCGATATCACAAATCTTAAATTCATCATTTACTTGATAGTTGTTCTCTGGCGCCAATTCAGCAGAAGGACAAACATATACATTACCATCTGTAAACACACAAGGTTTAACCATGTGCATATAACAGTTATCATTTCGTCTTGTGCCTTTGAAGTTAAAGTCTGACAAGAAAGCATACTTCAACTTACCATTCTTTTCTTCATGCACGGCAATTAACTCACCAATTCTGAGAATGTCTTTTTGCACTTCTTCAACCGATTTAATAGCATTAAAGGCAATTCTGCATGGAATTTTCTTTTCTTCAACCCATGCCAACATCTTCATAAAGTTTTCTTCTTTGTATGAATTTGATGCAAGTTTCTTGGCCTTTGTATCAGACCATTCACCAGTAATATTTGGATTAGTAGAAGTCTCTGTTGCGCCATCCCAAACATATGCGGCTGAGATTTCAATATCTAAACCTTCAAATACTTCTAGGTGATATGGATATGGTTTCTTTTCATCCCATGAATACATGCCAAGACGAACCCATGACAACATGTGCCAGTTCTTAACTTTCTTCAATCGTGAACCATTCGTACAGATACCAATCTTTAGACCACGACTATGTGCGTGTGCAATTGCTTCGTCTAGTTGTGGATGTAATGTTGGTTCGCCACCGCCTGTAAACTCCATACCTAAAACACCAAGGTCTGCGAATTGGTCAATTGCAGATTTCATTTGGTCTAGTGTCAACATATCTTTCATTGCACGATTGGCAAAGCAACAGAAAGAACATGTTAGATTACATGGGTTTGCAGGTGACATATGAAACATCACAGGTTTTGGTCTACCACCATCTTGAATGATTTGTAGTCTGTCCATGTGTTTCAACAATTTAGTTGCATTACTAGTGTAACTGCGACCTTGTACCTTGTCTTCAGGAATTGTTTGTTTCTTTTTCAATATCGCATTAGCATTAATTATCTGCATCATTATACCTTAAATGTAAATTCATATTCAGTTTGTGGTTCGTTATACGGACCAACTTCTTCATTATATCTATCCTTCATAAATTTGGGATAAACTTCACCTAATATTTTGTTCATCTCAGCAAACGCTGCCGACTTATCATAGTAACTAGGTCTATTTGGATGATACATTGATACTTCATGCATCACACCGGCTTTCTGTTTCATAATTGGGGCGAGAATGATATCAAATCCCCAACCACTCTTAACTTCATGGTACTTCCAGAAGTCTATTAGAATAGGCATCAATGACGAATGAAAGAAACCACCCATACCTTCATTGAAGTTTGTTAGACTGTAACTGTAACCAGGAACTTGATGTAAAATTTTATGTGTGGATTCTGAGCCTGCGATAGTAGACATTTGAAACATCTTAATATCTTTTTTTGTTGCAATCTCTAATGCTCTGTTTACACTTTGAATATCAGTAACTAAGTCATCATCCCAAAATCCAATGTAATCATAGTCTCTGTAATCAAATGTATCAAGAAAATGTTTTGCTAAGTCCCATTTGAATCCAGTATCTTTAATCAACTGGTCATATGAGTTTGATTCAATATCAAAGTCTTTATATTGATACACAACTGTTTCATAGTTTCGTTGAATACCATTTGTCTTACGCCAATGATTATCTTTATCATATGCATCGTGATAGTTAAGTGGAATGCCGACAGGGCAGAAGATTACATTACGCATATTTTTTCTCAATTATTTGTTTCCACTCAGGTACTCTATCATACTGATGTACCAATACAAATGGTTTGCCATCACTTGTGCATACTGTATCACCAACTAGAGTTGGGCATTTCTCTATCAACTTGTCACCATACTTATGTGCGACTTGTGGACCGGTTGTTCCTAACTGTGCAGCCCAACCTTCTTCAGAGGCAGTAAATCTTGTAATGTCTCTGTATGGTTTCATATTCAACAATACATTCAATGCAGCTTGGTCTGGTCCACCACCACCTTCTGTGAAGTGTGATGTGCCATTACATAACATATAGAGATTGAGGAACAAAGGAAGCATAGTGTCAAACTTGCCAGAGATTGTGCCTGCATTATAAACTAATCTGTCTTTGTTGTGGTCGTGAATCAACGGACCAAATGCTTTCATAAGATTATGACTACCCCAATCTTCATCTTTGTATTTGATTGATTCACATGCAACATTAATCTGTGCTTCATTCATGTTCTCTTCCAACCAAGTAGAAGGATTGGATTGAAAGATTACATCTTTAACATCTGTTGTGAGAATGTATCGGTACTTACCTTCATATTGTTTCAGTAAATACCATAGATGCAGAAACCTCTCAACTACAATTGAGAAGTCATCTCTGTATACAAATCTTTTGTTTTCATCATCCTTTTTGAAAGCAAGGATGGTGTAGTTTCGTTTAACTAACTCTTCAACTGTTTCATATGAAACATTATAACAAAGCATGGCCTTGGTGCCAGTGAAACCACTTCTATCTAATGAGTTCACCCATGGTTTAATTTTGTCAAAATCATAGCCAGTAATACTACCAATCACTATATCATTCATAACAACTCCAATTATTAATTAAATTCTTTAAATCTCTTTATCTTACGACCTTGACCAGGTGTATCGTTCTTATATGTATTCACCAATGTAGCAGTACCATCGGCACCTGCACCAGACTTTGGTAATATGTCAGGACTAATTCCTTCATGCACACTCTTATGCAACTTCATGCCTGTAACATCTTGTACCAATTTCCAGGCATCTTTAACTTTCTTTTTATCAATATATGATTGTAACATCTTTTTCTGTTCAGGTGAAGCCTTTTGTTGAAACTTTACCAGTTCCATAATGCCAATGTTACCAGCATAACCCGCTTCGGTTATCTGTTCCATTAACAATCTTGATTTTGCTATTCTTTGAATTGCTTCTGACATTTTATCCTCTAGTCAAGGTAAGAATCTTTTGTATCTGCGCTTCAAGAATTGGTTTTCTATTCGGCCAATTAATATATGGTTTATCTGCCGTCTTTAAAAGATTGGATAAAAAAGGCATAATTAGTTTTTCAACTTGTTCCAATCTTGCTTTGTATTCTTCAACAGTCTCATCTTTTTGAATGATTACTGCATTGTATTCTTCTTCTGATACCGCAGAGAATCCAAAATCATTATCTCCATACTCAGCAAGAATTTTGTTTATATCATATGCTGGCATTATTTACTCCAATTTTTCTGTGCAGTAAAATTCAAATGACTGAATTCTAATCTATCAACCAACTTAACTGCATTACCTTTTAGTCTATCAACAGCAACAAAACCTTCAGGATTAGTAACTTTAAACCCATCTTCTGTTTGAACAAAGGTACTTGTTACTTGTCTTAGTTGTTGTAACTTTTTGATAATCATATTCTTAGCATCAACCATGCCATTTTGCATATCAAACATTTTGATTAGGTCATTTGAACTACCACGAATAGTACGCATGATTTCATTTTTAATCATGGTCTTATCTCTCTTTGTTTTTTCCATCTTAGCAGAAACAATATCTTTATTTAATTTCTCTTCTACCCATTTAATCAATTCTCTCACATGAGCAGTTGTGTTTGTAATCTTTTGACCTTCTCTAACTTTGGTATTATTGAAAGTCTTAATGTATTCTCTAACAGTATCACTTGATGATATTCTATTGATAGACATTGCATTTGTTTGTTTGAATGTAGAACCAACAGTAGACAAAATAGAGGTGATTGTTTTTGTTTCTTCTTCTGTGAATGATGCAGTACCAGATGCATCGGTAAAATATGCATCACGGAACCAAACATCTTTAGTTGGTGTTAAATTCTTAATGTCAATATTGAATGATGCCTTCATATCAGCAAATGTTTTGCCTGTGTATGAAGTATGAAACACAACACCCATTTGTGCAGCCTGCATAGTTTTTGCCAATTTAGAATCAGCAGGTACAGCATAGACTAATGTGTTTGGTTGAAATGTAATGTAATCTTCACCATCAAATGTCTTATTTGACAAATCACCTTTTGCAAACATCATATCACCTTGCAAGACACCTTTGATACCAAGTTTTGGTAGATATCTTAGTGCAACTTTAAGTTTTGCATTAAGACCTTCACCCGGATGATTAGTATCAATGTCATCATCGGTGTAGTTTAACTTTGCATTTGCATTGAAGACACCTTTTGTGCCAACAAAGAATTTATCATTGTCGGGATTAACACCACAAAAGATTGCAGGTGAACCATCCCATTTTGTTGTGACATTTACTTTTGTTTGTGAATGACCAGCAAGCATATCTCTCAATGCTTGTAAAAAATTGATTGCATCTCTGGCGCCAGCAACACCACGATTGAGAATCTCATCCTCAATATGTTCTAGGTGAAGATTTGCACCTTCTTTTTTTGCTTCGGTTAAAAATTGTGTGAAATTCATTTTAGTATAATTTTCCAAATGGACCGAACTGACTGCCTTTTTTCTGAGCAAGAAAACACATATCGGTTAAAAGATTATCTCTTTCTTCTTTTTTCATTTCACAAATATTATATAAAAAATTCAATTGCATTAATTTAGAATTTGCTGTATGAGGTTCAAGTGTAAATACTTTTTGCATATTC